GGGTGCCTGAATCACCGAAAAAAAAATCTCGTGATATTTTAAAAACCAAGCTCACGTTGGCACAGATCCTGAATTTCAATGGCCAAAAAAAAAGCCAAACCACCGAAGGGGAAAACTTGTGCTGAGTTGGCCAAGCAGTTTAACCGGTCGGTCTACTCAATCCGCAATTGGGTTACCGAGCTGACCCCGGTCGACAGACGCGGAAAAACCAATTACTTCGACCCTTCGGAGGTCGGGAAACTGCTGGAAGGCAAGGTCGAGAGGAGCGCCCGATCGGACAGCCTAAAGGCGCTTGAGGAACAAAAGCTCCAGCTCCAGGTCAAGAAACTGGAGAACGATCTCGCGATACAAACCCGCGATTTGCTCCCCGCCGATGAGGTTTCTAAGGCCAACCGAATGCTCATGACAGTCGTGCGGTCTCACCTGCTCGGGATGGCGGCGGAACTCGCCCCGCTCCTTGAAGGTCATCCCGCCCACCGAATCCAGGAGATCATCACCGAGCATAACACCAAGCGATTGACCCGATTGCAGGAACTTAAGGGATGAACGCTCAAGAGTTGCTCCTGTCCGACTCTCGGGTTGCCTTCCGCGCCCCGGATCAAACCAAACTCTGGGATTGGATGCACGAGCATCTTGAGTTTGCCGATTCACCCTACGGCGGCAAGTTTGTGATCTCAGAAACACCGTGGCTCCGGGAGCCGTTGGCCGCTTTGGCTGACAAGTCGATCGAAAAGGTATCGATCATGTCGGGTGCTCAGCTCGGTAAGACAACACTGCTTCAAGGTTTTCTCGCTTGGTTGTTGGTTGAGGATCCGGGCCCCGCAATGGTGATCTCGGATTCGGGCGATTCGATTGAGCACCTCGCAGAAAACAAGATAAACCCGGTCCTGGAATCGTGCGCCCCGTTGGCTCCGTTTATGCCGACGGATTACAAAAAGCGAAAAAAGCTCAAGATCAAGTTCCCTCAGTCGATGGTAATGATGGGGCCCGCGAACGACTCGTTTTTGCGGTCACACACGATCCGCTATATTCTTGGCGATGAGGTCTCGGCGTGGAAGCCGGGCAACGTGGCACGATCCAAGAAGCGGTCAACCCGATGGAGTAACCGCAAGCAAGTGTTTGTCTCGACGCCCAAAAAGGCGGGCGATGATTTTTCTGCTGAGTGGGAAACCGGGACGCAAGAGGAGTGGAATATGCGGTGCGTCGGTTGCGGCGAATTTATCAAGCCAGACTTTTCGAGCGTCATCAAGTGGGACACCAGCGAGACGACCAAGCCAGACGAGCAATGGGACTTCTGCGAGGTTCGCAAGACCGTCCGCCTGGAGTGCCCGCACTGCGGCTTTGAGCATAAGCACACTCCCGCCAACGCTCGCCAACTTAACGACCGAGGAGAGTTTGTCGTCACCAATCCCGGAGCCAATCCCCGAAACCGATCGTTTAGGTTTACTGCGCTTTGTCTCCCGCCTTCGGTGTGTTCGTGGGAGGATTTAGTCGAGGAGTTTTTGCGGGCGGATCGGAGAGCAAAGACCGGCTACACGATCCCGCTGGAGGAGTTTGTCAACTTGCAGCTAGGGCAACCTTGGGTCGAGGAGCGCTACGTCAAGGTTCAGGATTTGGAGCTCGACGAATACGACCCGTCCAAGCCTTGGGAGGATCAAGCGCACCTGATTATGACGGTGGATTGCCAGGAGTATCTCGCCGACTTTTGGGTTGCAATCCGGGCATGGTCGAGGGATGGGCGCTCGCGGCTGGTTGGGTTTTATCGGCCCAAAAGTTTTGAGGAGGTCCGGGAGATCCAGGAAAAGAACGGCGTCAAAGACGGCATGGTCTTTGTCGATCGCATGTACAAACCGTCCGATGTCGCCAAGGCTTGCTCGCAATACGGCTGGAACATGATGCAAGGGGAGGACCACGACGACTATTTAGTGTCGACAACAAAGGGCAAGCGAAAGCTGACGCGGCGGCGTCCCGTCTCGAAGCGAGTCAAGGTGGCGGTGTCCCGGAGTGCGCCAGTCGTCTATTTGTTTCGATGGTCTAATCCGACCGTCAAGGACATCCTGGAGACTCTAAAAAACGGGATGGGCGTCGAGTGGTTGGTGTGTGATGTGGGCGATCTGACACCCGAATATCAAAAGCAGGTCACGGGCGAACGGAAGGTTGAACACATCGACCGGCACGGAAATACGGTCATGATGTGGAAGAAATTCCGCCAGAATCACGCGCTTGATTGTGAGTGTATGCAAATAGCTGCGGCCATTGTGCTGGGGTGCTTTGGCGCTGAGTAGCTAGTTTGACATTTCGGCCCATTGATTAAAATGGGCTATGGTCACATCAAAAAACTCGTTCGCTTCCAGACTGACGCCTGGATTACGGCTCGGATCGAAGAGCTCGCGGACGAGTTGCAACGTGGCTTGACCTACACTTCATTTTCCGAGGCCGGCAAGTCCCACTCTCAAGAGCGCAATATCCCGCTTGAGGACATGATTCGAGCTTGTACGGACGTTGCCTACGAGCGAGGATTGAACGCCGCGAACAACGTCAAACCGTCCCGATACACCAAGGCGACCTTTTTATGAGCGGGCTAGTCGACCAACACGGGCGGCCTTTGCAGTCCGTCAATTACGGTTACTACAAGGGGACGCAACGATCCCGCGTTCGCCGAGCGATGGTCAACGAGGTTTCGGATTCGCGAAACACTCTCAATCGATGGTCCCGCGAATTACTCCTTGGATACTCTCGCCACCTGTTTACCAACATCGGTGAGATTCGGGGGATGGTAAAAGACGTCGCCCGTTACTCGGTCGGGCGTGGAATCAAACCTCAATCTCAGGCGGGCGACGAGTCCAAAGCATACGAGCAATTTTTCAAAAACTGGGCGGACAACTGCGATATTCGCGGGCAACACTCCTTTTGGCAGATGCAACGGCTGGCGTCTGTTCGGGCGGATGTCGACGGGGATATCGGGTTTAATATGATTTCAGGGGCCAACGATTGGCCGTTTTTGCAAGCGATCGAGGGTCACCAGATCAAAGGGCCGGGCAAGGACGACAACGAATTTGACGGCGTAGTGATATCGCCGAGGACCGGTCGACCAGTGGCCTACATGATTTGTCAAAAGGATGGCAATCATAAACGCATCCCGGCTGGCAACTTTATCCTGGTTTCCGATCCCGAGCGAGTCGCGCAATACCGTGGCGTAACGGCAATGGCTCACGCGATTACTGACACTTGGGATGTGTCGGAGATCCTCGACTACGAAAAGGTTGGGGTCAAAGCGCGGAGCGCAATCGGGATGGTGATTAAGACGCACAGCGGCGACGATGACGACGCTATCGCTTTGACCAAAGAGGGCAACGACGCTGCCACTACTGGAGACGTCCCTTGGCAATCCTTTGACGCGGGAATGATTCCGCGACTTCTCCCCGATGAGGATATCACCGACATTGGGGGCAATCGACCGTCGCCCGCGTTCACCGGGTTTCTCGAGACTCTCATGCGCAAGGTTTGCGTGGGCTACGGTCTCCCCTTTGAGTTTGTCTGGGCGTTAGCGGGAGCCAATGCGGCATCACAAAGGGCGATCTTAGCCAAAAGCCAACGGGTGTTTGACGATCGCTTTGACATGCTCTCCCGATTTAATCACCGCGTTTGGACGTGGGTTATCGCAAAGGGGATCAAGCGCGGGGATCTCAAGTTTACCGAGGATTGGTACAAGGTGCGATGGCAGCAACCCAAGCGAATCACGGTCGACGTGGGGCGAGAAGCCAAGGAAAACCGCGAGGACGTCAAATTTGGGCTCAAAACTATCCAAGCAGCAGTCGGAGAGATGGGCGAGGACTGGGAAGAGACCCGGCACCAGACCGAACGCGAACTTGTCGACCTATTCGAGCGAGCAAACCGCATCGCCGAGCAAAGCAAGATGCCCGTCACAACGGTTCTCGAATACTTGCAACAACGATCACCAAACCCTGTTTTACAGATCAATGACACCGCACTTGCTTAATCGTCTACGGAATCAGGCTTGGGAGATCGAGCCGCGCTATCTTGAGTCTTTTCTCCCCTCGATCGAGCAGGCCAGCGAGTTGCGGTTGCGGGTGGGAATGGAGGACTCGCACAATCGGAATCCACTTTTGCAGGTGTCGGGTGATGTCGGGATTGTGAGCATGTGTGGGGCGATGGGGAAGCGCTTGGACTCGTTTGAGCGCTACATGGGTATGACTGACTACGACGACATTGCCGAGGCGATCGAGGACGCAAACGGGATGGATGACGTCGAAAAGATCGTGCTTTCCATCGATTCCCCGGGCGGGACCGTGGTTGGCAATCAAGAGCTTGCCGACATGGTATACGCCAACGCCAAGCCGATTTACGCTGTCACTGATTGCTACATGGCGTCAGCGGCCTACAAGATCGGAAGCCAAGCAAAGGCGGTGTTTTGCACTCCGTCGGCAATGGTCGGATCGATCGGTACGATGATGATTCGGCAGGACCAAACCAAGTTCCTAGAGCAACTCGGGGTCAAGGTTAAGGCATTTTTCAAGGGGCCACGCAAGGCGGATGGGCACCCGTTTAAACCGATGTCCAAAGACGAGGAAAAGGAACTCGAGGCCATGATTGACCAAATGCACAGCAAATTTGTGCAGACAGTTGAGCGGGCAAGAAAGGTCGATCCGGTCGTGTTTGAGTCTCGTGTCTACGGAGCCGAAGAGGCTGTCACCCTGGGACTCGCCGACGGGATGGTCAACAATCTCTCCGAAGTCCTCGCCTTAATCTAGGTTTTACAATTCTCGCGCATCTTGTGATGAGCGAGAACTCAATGAACATCCTTGAGGCCAACCAGCAGATTGGCGAACTCAAGGCGCAATTGACCACAGAAAAAGAGGCGCGGGCTGCTGTCCAATCCGACCTTGAGGCGGCGAAGGCCGCACACCTGGAAGAAGTCCAGGGGTTGAAGGACTC